TGGCACGAGCGGTAGATTAGACAATGAGAGACTGGGTCAGATGCACTATTGTACAGTTTCCACGCAACCAATTGAGATCCACGTGCCCCACCTCCTCTGGGTCGTCATTCATCAGCCAGATGGTGGGGCGACCCCATTGGATGGTGGTCTTGCCACGATACTTGTCGGTGACTGTGAATGTGCTTTGTGCGCCCAGCCAACCCTTGTAGGCGGGGAAGAATTGAAAGTTCCCCTGGATGTCGTCCATGACTGCGTACTGTGCTTCGTCGATGTCGGCCTTGATGTCATCGACATTGAACTGTAGGCAGCAGTACACGTGGCGACCCAATGAACGCGCCCACAGGGTCTTTCCGAGACGCGTCTCGCCCCACAGGATCAGGCTTCGAGGACGTCCTTCTATTGGCGAGTTAGCGAAGAAGTCATAGGCCATTTGGTAGCGAAGAAGTCCACTAAGAAGGAAGTCATAGGCCATTTGGTAGCGAAGAAGTCCACTAAGAAGAACTAGAGCAGTCTCGCTCTCCCTAAAAACTCCCCCCTCGGGGGGTTGGGGGGGGCCAATTACTCACCAACTCCAGACAGATTGTCGCGTACCCATTCATCGAGCTCTGGAACTCCCTCAGTGCTAAGTTGAACGGCCGCGGGGTGCTCGTATGCAACAGTCGGGGGTCGATAGTGCCATTCGGCATAGGCTCGGAGGGAGTTGAAGTTGCAACAAAGCGCTCGCGGTGCCAGCTCTCGAACAAGGTCCCAAAACTCGTCCACAGTTGGCGCATGTGCGATTCGAGACCAGACGTCACCAGCTGTCGAAACATTATCGTCGAGGATGGGACTGAGTCCCCCTGCAACAACGTCTCCGTCCTTGATCGCATAATCGAGCATCTTTTGCGGTGTGCGACCGCATGGTTGTACATTCGGGTGGAAGCCCTCAACATCGAATCGTCGAGGGTCTCGGATGTCGACCTTTCGCCCGAAATCCACGAAAGCGTGGAGGTGAATACCTCCATCAGCATGAGTTTCTCGTCCAATGAGACACTCAGCTGGAAATGATGTAATAACGTCGTGAACAACCCAGGGATCCAGGTCTCCACATTGGGCGTAAGTGAGAAGGACATAGCGTGCTTGGAGGCGGAAGCGTTGCTGACTCATCCTTCTTCCTTCGGAGCGCAGAATAACATTGTCTGCGCTCCTTCAGAAGGAAGAAGGAAGACCTTCGGTCTATTTAAGCACCCCGACCCCCCCGCTAGGCCGCTCCAGAAAATCGCGCAACTTTCTCCTTTCATCAAACTTGCGCGATTTTTGACATCCAATCATGCCATCACAGGCCCCGCCTGCTTATTCTGATTGGACATCCGCCGCCGCCCCCGCCTCCCCGTCGAGTGACACGTCATCGACTGTGGAGCATTGCCCAGTATGCCGCGCCGTTACCGATTCAACTCTCGCCGCCGCGCGAATCCGCACCGCCGCCGTCGTACTTTTCGCTCGGCAATTGCGTTTAGAGGTCGCCGAACTCGCCGCTTTGCTCGACGTTCCGCTACCCGAAGGAGGATCTTGAACGTCGCTGCGATCAAGAAGCACGACAACATGTTGCCGACGGTGCGAACACCCGAGGGGGGCCACACTCAAGGCCCCATTCAAACAGGGACAGGTTTCGCATCCTTGTTCATGCCTAGCGCGAGAAAATTGGGTCATGACGCGGCGGGTGAGTCAACCCGCGAGCGTCAGCTGACCTTCTCGGTGGGCTACAAGGAGCGAGTGGAGGTCAATATTCTGGGTGGTGGCGTTTGGAAGTGGAGACGTCTCGTATTCGCTTTCAAAGGAAGTCGGCTCTACGACGGGGATGTGACGTGGCAGCGGCCGTGGTACGACAAGTCAGTCGACCCGGAGGGTTGCGACATGGTGAGGCTGATTGGTCAGCCAACCACGGACCAGCACCAGACCATACGCGAGATCATATGGGACGGAACTGAGGGCATTGATTGGTCCTCAGAGTTCACGGCTAAACCGGACACGTCACGCATCACGCCACTCTTCGACCGGACCTTCACATTCAATCCGCGGAACGAGAGTGGATTCTCTCGGACCTTCCGTTTTTGGCATCGGACGCGGAAGAATATCATCTACAACGAGGATGAGGAGGGTGGAGCACCCGCGGCACCCGGATCCTACGTGTCTGTTGAGGGGAAGCCCGGTATGGGCGACCTCTATGTTTACGACATTGCGTATCTCGCAGTTCCCGCTTCTGGCGGAAACGCGACGATGCAGTGGTCACCGGAGGGAACATATTATTGGCACGAGCGGTAGATTAGACAATGAGAGACTGGGTCAGATGCACTATTGTACAGTTTCCACGCAACCAATTGAGATCCACGTGCCCCACCTCCTCTGGGTCGTCATTCATCAGCCAGAT